CTCTGCCAGACGCCGCACCCGCTGGTGCCACCAGCGCCCCGCTGTTGTAGCGCTGCCAGCCCGTCCCGTTGACGGGGGTGAGGCGCGTCGACGCATTAATGACCTGATCGGATGCGTCCAGCCAGACAATATCGGCGTTCAGACTGCCTGCCGTCACACCTCCAGCGAACAGGTCCACTGACAGGTAATATGATCCACCGGCAACGACAGGAAACTTCGGCGAGTGGACCAATTTCGTCCCGCCCTGCGAGCAGAAACCGTAATTCCCCTCTGCATATTGCCCAGTGATAACACTCCAACCCGCGTCAAACGCCCAGTTGTGCCCGCGCAGCGTCAACCCGCCGTCGTAAACGATGTTGGCAGTGCTGTTGTAGAGCGGGCCCAGACCGCGGGGATCGGTCGCCGCTGGGCCCTGGTTGGCGATGAACGCGGCGGTGTGCAGCCCGGTCACGTCCGATGCGACATTCCAGGCCGTGCCATTCCAGCGGAAAAACTGTCCGGTATCCGTTGCGACGTAGGTCTGCCCGACAAACTGCCCCGATGCAGGCCGCGCCGCGAGTGTCCCGGTGAGCACCACGTTGATGTTGTTGACCGGGGTGCCCGCGCCCGAGCCGATCCCCTGGAGCAGGCCGTCGCCGTCAATCGTGATGAGATTGTTCGGATCGGCCCCATCGCTGGCATTCGGCCCCGGCGTGAACGGTGAGTGCACCGTCTGCCCCGCCGCCGCATAGGCCACCATCGGCTCGGCCAGCGCCACCGTGAAGCTGCCCGCGCCGGTCGTGCGGCAATAGAACTCGAGCCGCCCACCAACGATATTCGAGGGGACATCCACAAACATTTGCAGCGGCGCGGCGGTCAACGCGCGCAGGCCGGAGCCGGAGACGGAAGCGATCTCGGACTGCGTTCCGGCGGCGGTGAAGCCCCACAGCGCCAGACGCCACGGCCCGACGGCAACGCCGGTCGTCTCGGCGCGCGCCTGCACGGAAACCCGGCTGCCCGGCACCAGCGGGAATTGCTGGGTGCTGGTCGATGCCGCACCAATCGAGAAATCCTGATTGGCTGCGGTCGCCGTCACGCTGGCACGGAAAAAGCGCCGGCCGCCCTCTGTTCCGTAAGTGGTGGTCGCGGCAAGATTGGAGGGATTGTAGTTCACCCCCCATCCGCGATCCCCCTCCATCCGCGAGAAGGGCACAAGGTTGGCGTTGGCGGGGGCGGTTGGAGCTACCGGGCTGCCATCGCTAAACGCAAGCGAGCTGGTCGATACTGGCCCCAGCACCCGGCGCTCGCCCAGGATGCCATCAACCACGTAGGACACCGCGACCCAGAAGGTGCCGCCCTCGGGCACCGCGATATCGAGCAACGTCGTGTCGGGAGGCGAACTGGCGGCAAACGTCCAGTTTGTAGTCGGCGTCGGCGCGTCGACCTGCTGGACATATTCAAACACGATGAACCTTGCCGCCGGATCATCGGCAGCCCCGCTCACGCGTAGATTGGGCACTTGGACTGGCCCGCTGCCCAGCAGCACGGCGGCAACGCTCCAGGCAGAAGGCCCTGGGGCAGCGACAACCGGTGGCGGCGCCTTCGTGCTCGCCACCGATCCATCATCAAGCGGGGCGGTGTCAGAAAACACGCTCGCCGAAATCTGGCGCAGGGTAAGCTGGTGATGCCAGGCGGCATCCGATCCCCAGGCCTCGACCCGGAAGGTCCGCGTTGCCCCGCCGAAATAGCGATCGCTCTGCCAGGTGATCCAGTCACCCTCTTCGATGAAGGCAAAGCGCGGCGGCAGTGTCACCTGCGCGCGGCCCCACAGCCGCCCCAGCCGGCGCACCACCTCGCCCACGCGCTGCGCCTGCGCGCCGCTGGTGACCAGATCGAGCTGGAGCGTCTGCTCGCGCGGGGCGCCATCGGCGGCAATATCGGCCAGATTGCGCAGCACCGGCGCGCTGTGCTGGGCCCAGCGCTGCGCCGGTTCGACATAGCGCGCCACCACGGTGTTGACCCAGCCGCTGTCCTGCTCGCCGAGAATGCGCTCGTTCCAGCTGACCTTGCTGCCGACGATCAGATCGGCATCGGTGAAATGCGCAATCGGGGCCTTGGCTGCCCCCGGCTCTATTTCCACGGCGCCCTGGCGCTGGGTAATTACCCCGGCGCAGGCGGCGGCGATGTCGCTTTCGACCTCGATGAAACTTTCGGTTGAGGCCACCACCCCGCCGATGCGGTAGCGCGGGCTGCCAGCCACCAGCTCGTCGCACAGATTGGCGCTGGCAAAGGTGCTCGCGGGTGGGGTCTCGATTTGCGAGAGCCCGCGGCCAATCAGCAGCATCCCCGGCTGATCGACCTGATCGCCTGCGTAGATGCCGCGGCGCCAGTTATAGGCAATATCGATGGGGTTTTCGGTCCACTCCCAGGTGGACGGATCATTCCAGCGGTGCGGCCCGCTGCCGCCAACGGTGCTGTCCTTGCGCGGCTGATAGCAGCGCAAGCCCCGCACCACCCAGCGAAAACGCGGCCGCCCGCTCGGCCAGACAGGGTTCTTGGCATCGGCAGCATCGGCCTTGTAGGCAACAACGACGTAGGCCACGCCGCGCCCGCGGTCATTGGCGGTCCAGCCGGGGCCGTAGCTGGTGAGGATGGCAGGGACAGTCTGGTTCCAAGTGCCGGGCCGCCAGAATACCTGAAGCTGGTTGTTGTAGCCAGGGACATACCCGTCGCCGCTGAAGGCGACGTAGGTGTCGTCAACGTAAAACCCCTCGAGCGCGTCGCAGCGGTGATCGGCGAGCGCGATCACCAGCACCTCCCAATCGGTGCCGTATTTCCCGCCGTAGTTGAAGGCATCAACCAGCGATCCACTGGTTGCCGCGCGCCCGAAAATTGCCTGGCGCGGCTGTTCGCCCAGCTGCAGCTGCGCGGCGGATGCAGCGCGGTTCTTCGGCTGCGCGGGCTGGAACAGCTTCCCGCCGACCAGCGAGGCCCCGGCGACAATCAGCTGGAAATTGCCGGTGATCGCGCCGGCCACCACCAGCGCCGCCCCGGCGATGATCTTGACGACCTTACTCATCGCCCGGCTCCGGCGGCGTGGCAGACCAGGCGATCACCATCGCGCTGCGCGGCAAGCGCTCGGCGCCGCGAGCGCCTGGGCCGACGAGCGTTTCGCCCTCGATCACCATCAGCCGCACGCCGAAAATCGCATCGGGCAGGCCGGCAATGTCGCCGCGCTGGGCGAGCGCGGGTGGAATGCGCGCAAGCCGCGCGTCAAGCGCCGCCTCAAGCCCGCCGAGCTCCTCGGCAATGGCGAGCGCCTCGCGCCGGCTGCGCCAGCGCGGAATGTCGGAAAGCACATTGCGCCCCGTCATCGCCTTGATGCAGGCGGCGGCAAAGCTCACGCAGTCGCGCCCGCGCCGCCAGCCGAAGGGGCGCTGGGAGCGGGCTTCGATTGCCGCCACCAGCGCGGCAAAATCGCGGTTCATCGTGCCACCTCGTCAGGCCAGCCGATCCCGCCAAGAAACCCGCTGCCCGCATCGGGCAGCGCCGAGCCCGCGCGCGCGGGGCGCCGCCCGCCCCAGTAGAGCGTCTTTTCGGCGGCAAACGAGACGTGCTTGAAAAACCCGTCATTGGGGTCGATCAGCCGCTGATCGGCATCCGAGCGCATCCGCGCCCCGCGCCGCCCCAGCCCCTTGGCTGCGGTTTCGAGCTGGGCGATGATCGCGGCGGTGCCGCCGATCTCCTCCTCGCGCGTGATCGTGTCGAGCCGTCCGCGCGCCCAGACGTGGTAATCAAGCAGGGTGTTGCCGCTCTGGTCAAAAATCAGCCGCCAGAGCACCGCCGGAGCCCCGGCCAGGCTTTCGGCCTCGAGCAGCGCGAGCGTTTCGGGATCGATCCCGGAGAGGGTGAGGGTGATGCTCTGCGCTGCATCGCCGAGCGCGCCGCCGCTCACCTGGACCAGCCCGCGATCGCCAACCGGATCAAAGGTGCGCCCGTCAAACGTGATCGGCTGCCAGCCGCCCCACACGCGCACCACCGGATTGCAGGCGATCTCGACCGCGCCGCTGACAATTGCGGCACCTTTTTCAAGCGCTTCAAGCGCTGCCGGAGCCAGGTTTTTCATGGCCTCAAATCCTGAATGGCAACCAGGCTGCCGCCGCTCATCCAGGCCCCGGTGCCGATCACCCCGAGCTTGCTTTCCTCAGGGACAAGCTGCATCACGCAGCGCGGGTTATCCAGATGAGCGATGGCCGCGGCCGGAACCAGGGCGGTGTTTACCGGCGGCTCAACTATCACCTGCGCCTGCCCGGCCGCCGTGGCCGTAGCCGGCAGCACCGCGCGCGCCAGCGTGCGGCGCTCGAAACTGCCCGCCGGGGCGCCGGCGGCATTCCATTTGAAGCCGATGTAATCGCCAACCGCGATCTTGAAATTCGCGGGCAAGCCATTGAGTGTGATCAGCGCATCACCCTGGCTGTTGATTGCCTGGGACCAGCTCGTGGCGCTGCCGTCAAACGCGGTGCTGCTGCCCGCGCGGGTGAGCCCAGCAAAGCCGTTCGGGTAGGCGAGTGGGAAGGGGCGCGAGAGATCCCAGCAATAGAAGCGGCGGATACGCCCGCGCAGCCGCGCAAAGAAAGCGCGCAGCAGCGCAGCATCCTCGGGCGTGTTGCGGTCCATCTCGAAACGCGCGGTCCACAGCGGCCAGCCGGCCTGCACGCCGCCCTGGCGCCCGCTTGCCTCGGGCGCGGCAAAATCGACGCGCTCGGGCTCGAAAATGATCGCCGGATAGCCGACGGTGGTTTGCGGCAGGGTAAGGATCATCCGCGCGCCCCCAGAGTGATGATCCGCCGGTTGCTCGCATCCTGCACCGTGCGCACGATCAGCGCCGGCAGCTGCGCATTCATCTGCTCAAGCTTGCTGTTGAGCCGGGCAATGGCCGCCGGATCTGCGCCGGTGGCATCGATATTCTGGGTGATGTTGACAACCGGTGCGCTGGCTGGGGCAATGATGTTTGCGCCCTCGGCCTCGCTGCGCGAAATGCGCACGTGCTCGCCGCGCGTTGCGCGGAAGGCGATGAGGTTGGCATCGCGCCCCGGCCGGCCGCCAACGGTGAACGAGCCCCCCAGGGCAAAACCCGGGGCGCGGCCAAACAGGCCGGAGAAGACCTGGGCAAAAACACCTGCGAGCCCACCGCCGCGGCCCAGATTGCCCAGCAGCCCGCTCACAACCTGCGCCAGCGCATCGGCGGCATTGCGCACCGCATTGTCGAGGATGCTGTCGAACAGGCGCTGCAGGAAACCCTTGAGATCGCCCTTGAGCGCGGCGCGGATGCCATCGGCAAAGGTCTGGCTGAAGGTGCTGCGCAGATCATCGCTCGCGGCCTCGATCCCCTCGCCGATCGTCGGGGAAAAATCGAGCGCGATGCCCCGCCCGGCGGGAAGCTCGGCCAGCCCCTTGGCAACGCTTTGGCCCAGCCGGTCCATCGCCGCCTCAACCTTGGGCAGGCCGCCGGTGATGCCCAGCGCGAGCCCCTCGGAAACCGCCGCGCCAAAGGTCATGAAGAGCCGCGAGGGCGAGGCAATGCCGAGCAGTTTGCGGACGTTTTCGACCCCGCGCAGCACCACCTCGCGCAGCGCGTTCCACACCGCTTCGCGCGCGGCCTCGATCCCCTTGACCAGCCCGTCGATGATCGCGCGGCCCCATTCGATCATGCGGCCTGCCAGGTTGGAAAACCACTGGGCAAAGCCCTCGGCAAGAGCGCCGAGCACCCTGGCGGTTTCGGGAAACAGGCTTTTGACGATGCCGACAATGCCATCGATCACATCGCCCACCAGGCTCTTGAGCCCCTGCCAGGCGCGCGCGAAATCGCCGGTGAGCACGCCGATCACGATGTTGAGCACGTCGGTGACGATCTTGAACCCCGCCTCGATTGCCGAGACGAAGGCCGAGGCAATCGCGATGATCCTCTCGCCGAGCCATTCGAGGAAGGCCGCGCCGAGCCTGCCGATCCAGTCGATCACCGTGCGGATCGCCTCGCCGAGCGGGCCGTTCCAGAGCTCGGTGAGCCGCGCCTTGACGGTTTCGATCAGCGCCTGGATTTTGGGCCCGATCACCTCAACAAACCTGGCCTTGAGCGCCTCGAGCACCGGGGCGATCTTGTCCCAATTGAGGTAAATCAGCGCGCCCGCCGCCGCGACTGCGGCAAGCGGCGCGAGCAGCGGGGCAAGCGCGCCGCCGAGCGCGGCCAGCGCGCCGCCCAGCCCGCCTGCGGCGGCAATCGCCGGGGCAAAGGCGGTCACCAACGAGCCGACGGAGGAGACCAGCGTGCCTGAGATGACCAGCAGCGGCCCGACGGCTGCCGCCACCGCGCCCATGCCCACCACAAATGCCTGCGTGCCCGGCGACAGGCTATTGAACGCCCCGAGCACGCGCGCGAGCATGTCGGTGAGCGGCGGGAGCGCCTTGGCGATGATCGCGCCGATCGTTTCCTGAAACTCGCGCCAGGCATCGATCATGTCCGAGCCCGGGGCGGCATCGCGCGCGGCCCTGGCCGCACCGCGATATTTCGTTTCGAGCTCGTTCAGGATGATCGCCTGCGCCCCCGCGACATCGCCGGTCTCGACCAGGCTCTTGATCAGCCTTGTTTGATCTTCGCTCAACTTGACGCCCGCTTTCCCGAGAGCCGTCAGCCCCTTGACCGGATCATTGAGCGCCTTGGCGACAATCAGGGTTGCCGACTGCAGGTCCCTTTTCGAGCGGGTGGCAAAGTTCACGATCGCAAGCTGCGCGCGGTCAAACACCTCGCCGCTGATATTGCCGAAGGTGAGCAGATTGGCGGTGACGTTGCGCAGGATGTCGTCATCATCGAAGGTGGAGAGGCGCTGGAGCTCGGCCGCGGCCTGCTGGAGCTGCTCGCTGCTGCGCCCGGCCACCGGCCCCATGCTTGCCAGTGCGGCATTGACCTGCGCCAGCGCGTCCGCGCTTTCGTTGGCCGCCTTGACCGCCGAGACCCCGAAGGCCACCAGCGGCGCGGTGACGGCAACCGAAAGCGTCTTGCCCACCGAGGCCATGCTCTCGCCCGCCTGCTGCAGGCGCGTGCCCGCCGCCGCGACCTGCTTCTGCGCTGCCTTCAGCCCGTCCTCGAAGGCGGCGGTGTCGATCCCGAGCGTGACGCGCAGCGCGCCGATGACGCTTTGGCTCATCTCTCACTCCGGTTGGCAGCGGGGTTGGTCATCGCCACCAGCTGGCGCATCACCGCCAGCACCTCCTCAGGTGATTGCGGATTGTCGGGGCTGGCGCGCCGCTGTGGCTGGCGGATGCTGGGCAGGCGGCGCGGGATTTTCCCCGCGCGCATGAAAGCCGCCGTGCGCCAGGCGGCAAACATCGCGATTTCGTATTGGCGCAAGCGCGCCTCAGCCAGGCCCGAGAGCACCGCATCGAGCGTGCGCGGGGTCTGCCGCCAGAATGCCTCCGGATCGAGCCCCCCGGCGCACCACTCTGTGAGCAGCCCTAGCCAGTTCCAGCCGCCGGGCTCGGCGGCGGGCCCTTGGGGCTGGGCGCGCCCTTTGCGTTTGGGAAAGCGGCCTCAATGCCTGTGCGGATAAGCTCGGTGGTGCGTTCAAGCCCCAGCGCGGTGATGATCTCGCCCGCCTCCTCGAGCGTTGCCGCAGGCGCGAGCGCGCAGGCAAACAGCGCGCGCAATTTGCGGAACGAGAGCTTTTGCCCCAGCATCTGCTGAAACGCTTCGGCATCCTCGATGCCAAGCTCCTCCTCGATCCGGCAAAAGGCGTTGATGTCAAAGCGCAGGGTCCACACCTGCCCCAGCGCCTCAAACTGGATAGTTCCGTTGTCAGCCATCAGGGCACCTGCGCCTCGGTCACCGCGCCGGCCACCTTGATCGTGGCTACTGCCGTCTGCCGGTCATCGACCGGGATCGCGCGCTCATAGCCCTTGACATAGCAGGGGAAGGTGAATTTCCACTTTTTCGAGGCACCCACCGAGGTGGGGACAATCACCTCCATGTTGCGCACCGTGCCCGCGGCCTTGGCCGCCGAGATGGTGAGATCGGTGACGCTGCCGGCGATGTAGTTCATCTCGATCTGGATCTCGCCGTTCTCGATCAGCCCGCCGATATATTCGCGCTCGCGGTTCGGGCTCTTGTAATGCGTGACCTCGATATCCTCGACCTGCGGATTGGGCAGCGTGATGTTGAACACGCCCTCGAGCTCGATCTTCACCGGCGGGGTGGCGTCGTTGAAGATGTAAACCTCGGTGCCCCAGCCGATCTTTTCTCCAGCCATGTGCTACTCCTTTTGGGCAAGCCGCTCACGCGGCAGGTGAAAACCAGATGAAAACATCCATGCTCACGCGCTGGGCGATCAGCCCGCCGCCGAGCTCCTCGACAATCGGCCCGCGCGCGGCATCAAGAAAAGCCGGGGCAAAGCGGATGCCGCCAAGCTCAGCGGGCTGCTCGAGCACGGCCACCAGCGCGCGCTCGATGGCCTTGGCGGTGGCAAAATCGCGCGCCCAGATGTCAAACTGCACGCGCGGGCCCGAAAGCCCCGCCGGGCCCTGGTAGGTGTAATTGCGCCCGGGCGAGACATTGGTGAGCGTGACCGCCGGCAGCCCCTCGCCAGGGGCGCGCCAGCCCCAGGTGATGCGGTTGCCCACCAGCGCGGCAAGCGCCGGGGCGGCAAGCAGCCGCGCGGTGAGCGCCTCCTCCACCTCTCACACCCCCTGGACTTTCGCCCGCCGGGCAGCCCGACGCGCCAGCCGCGCGGCCGATTTTTCGATCTCCTCGCCGAGCTGCGAGGCAATCGTCTCGAGCGCGCTGTCCTTGTTCGCATCCCAGGCCGGGCGCAGAAAAGGCTGCGGGGGCTGGTGGATATTGCCAAACTCGTTCTGGACGCCTGCCGGGTCCTTCACACCGACATGGACCTCGACCTCGCTTTTGCCAAGCTTGCGCGCAAGGCCCGCCTGGCGGCGGGTGAGGCGCGTTCCCGTGGCAACATCGCGGCGGAGCCGGCCGGTAAGGTGCGGCGCAGCCGCCGCGGCATCGGCCTCGATCGGCGCGGCTGCAGCCATCAGCACGCGCTTCAGCACGTTTTTCCCGGTCGCCTTGGGCAGTTCGGCCAGCGCGGCCTCGAGTTCGGCCAGCCCCTCAACTCTGACGGTTGTCATCGCCTGGCCCCTGCGCCCTGGCGGCGCGCGCAGGCACCGGCCGAACCAGCCCGGCGGCAATCAGCGCCGCGGCTTCATTCTCGGGCAGCGCGTAGATCGTGCCTGGCGTTTTCCAAAATGCGCTCCCGCGCGGATTGCCGTGCGCCTGGAGCGCGCGAACCCTGATCATTCTCTGTCCTCTCTCATGCCCCGGCAATATCGGCGACCGGGCCGATTGCGACGATTTCCACCCCCTCGCGCCGGCCGATTTCGGTGGCCGAAACGATTTCGTAGGTAACCCCGCCGCACGCGACCCGATCGGCCGGGGAAATCGTGGCGGTGCGCGCGCTCCAGCGCAGGCGCCAGCAGCGCAGCGCCTGCGCGCGCACTCCGCCCGCCTGCAGGCCTTCGCTCCCCTTGAAGCGCCGCGCGTCCTCCTCGGCCCAGAAGGTGCCGAAATTGCTCCAGCTGGCAATCGGCTCGTTGAGCGCGTTGCGCGCAGGCGCGCTCGCGCGGCGGATCGTGATCCGGCGGTTGAGGGGCCCTAAGCGCATTTATTGCTCCACCAGCGTGCGCGCGAGCAGGGCAAGGCGCACAAATGCAACATCGTTGAGGCGATCGCGATGGATCACCTGGCTGCTTACCACCGCCTCGATCACGATGTGCCCGGGAAGCGTGATGGCATCGCCAACGATCGCCTCCTCGAGCGCGGCGCGGATCTGCTCACACAGCCGCGCGGCCTCGGCGAGACCTGCGCACGGCATGAAAAAGGTCAGCTCAAGCTCGTGTTCCCTGCCCGCCTGGCCCGAGGGGAAAACGTATGGCCATTCCTCGGCCAAAGTGCAGCAATCGCGCGGATGCTCGCCTTGCAACAGCCGTTCGCCAGGCGTGAGTTTTGCAAGCGCGACGTTGGCAAAAGCCTCGCCAAGGGCAAGCGATACGCGGTTCATCGGCATTCAGGCAACGAAGGGGACGCGGAAGGGCGCGAGCAGCGCCGCGAGTGCCAATTGCACCTCGGTCGCGACGGTTGCCACCACCACCGCCTCGCGGTTCTGGTCCCAGTGCGCGACGAGCAGCTTCATCGCGTGGACGAGATCCTCGGGCACCTCGGCGGCATTGGGCCAGCCCGCGCGCCATTCGACCATCACCGCGCCCGGGCCGAAGCTCGTCGCGGGCCAGACTTGCCCCGATGCGGGCAGCACTTGCGCCGGGCGCGAGACGGCATCGAGCGCGTATTGGGCCGGATCGAGCAGCTGCACCGTGCCCGCATGATCGCGGTATTGGATCGCGAGCAGCTCAAGATTGTGCCCGCCAGCCAGCCAGATCGGCCCGCAGGGAAACTGCATCAGATGCGTCTGGCGCGTCTGGCGCAGGATCGGATAGCCGAGCTCGCGCTCGATCATCCGGTGCGCCGCGGCAATCAGCGCAGTGATATGCGCATCCTGATCGGTATCGGCCTCCTCGATCCGCAGCTGCCGCTTGGCCTCGGCAAGCGAAAGCGGATGCCCGCTAGGCGGGACAGTGACGATTGTGCCCTGGCGCATTGCGCAATCTCCAGCCCGGCTGCAAATCTTGAAAATTGCGGCCCCCTCCGGGGGAGCAGGAGAGGGCCGCTAGGCGGGAGGGAGAGGAGGGGAGGATCAGGCCGCGGCCTCGCTAGCCTCGGCTGCGCCTGCGCCCTTGGCCTTGGGCGATTTGTCCTTGATGGGCTCGGCAATGCCGCGCTCGATCAGGCTGTCGGCAAGGCCAGCGTCAAAGCCGGCGATCTCGCCCGGATTGTAGAGCGTGCCGATTGTGTAGGGCATCAGAAACCTGACTGCTTTCATGAACGTGCTCCTTCAATTGGCTGGCAGCAGCAAGCGGGGCAGCCGCGCTTACCTGGCCGCCCCGCACCTTCCTTACGGCGTCCAGGTCACGCCGGTGAGCACCGCAAAGGCGGTGTCATAGCGCAGCGCGGTGTCGTGCTCGGCGATCACCCGCACCACCGTTTCGTCATTGCTGAAGGCCGCGCGCAGCGTGCCGCCGTCATCATAGGCCGCCACATCCGAGGCCGCGATCGCGATCTGCCCGGTATCGCCGATCAGGAACTCGTTGAAATCGCCGAAATAGACCTCGCTCTGGTTCGATCCGGCGCCGAGATTGTCGGGCACCGAGGTGGTGATCCCGATCGGGTAGATGCCAAGCCGCCCTTCGGAAACCTCGGGGAAAGCGCGGTTGCCGTTGCCATCGCGCAAATTCTCGAGGAACATCGCGGTGCGCGGGCTCATGATGTAGCCGCAGCGGGTCATCGGAATGTTGGCGTTCATCACCGCGAGCCGCAGCTTGCCGAGGTCATTGGTGACATTGACGAGGTTGACCGTGGCGTTGGCGGGGATCACGTTCCCCGCCGCCACCAGATTGCGCAGCCCGGTGGGCGCGGTCGAGGAGCCCACGCCGCGCAGGAACTGCTGGTCTTCTTTCACCGCCACCGCCCGCGCGAGATCGTCGCGGATCATCGTCTCAACATCGATCGAGGCGCGGCGGATGAGCTGGTTGGTGATCGCCACCAGCGCGGTCAGCCGCTTGGCGCTCATCGTGATCTGGCCAATCGTGGCATCGGTGGCAGGCGCGGGCACGCGCTCGCCGACATAGCTCGCGGCGGTGCCTGCGGTGGCCTTGCGCATGGTGAGGTTGCCCTCGGGCATCGGCACCGAGCGCGCGCCCATGTTCCGGATCACCACCTGCGGGCGCAGGAACTCGATGAAATCGCGCGAGTAGGCGGTATCGACCAGAAAGCCGCCCTTGGTCGCGGTGCTCTGCTCCATGTTGGCGACAATCTGCGCCATTTCCGAGCCATAAAGCCGTTCGGCCTCATATGCGCTGGCGCGCAGGTCACCGCGGCCAATCGCCAAGACCTGGGCAATGCGCGCGAACCGCACCCCGGGGGCGGGCGGCTCCTTGGGCGCGGCCGGGACGGTGGCGCTCACGCCTTGCGCAGCGCCGGGGAGCGGGGCGATTGGCGTCGCAGCCTGCGCCTTGAGCGCAAGCACCTGCTCCTCGCGCGCGATCTGCGCCTGCAGGCCGCTCGCCTTGGCCTTGAGCGCATCGAACTGGGCCTGTTCCTCGGCCGTCAGATCGCGGGGCTCAGTAGTTTGGCTGCCATCCTCGGCCGAAACCGTCTCGGTGGCCCCGGCGATGATGTCCTCCATGCTGGCCACGGTTGCCGCCAGCTGCTGCTTGAGTGCGGAAAGACGCATAGTTTCACTCCATCAGATGCAGGATTGTGCGCGGATCAGCGCGAGTTGGTGTGCCGCAGCGGCGCGCTTTGGCGTGGCTGAACGGCCGGCCCAGGCAAGCTGGCGCAGCACCGCATCGAGGCCGCCTGCCTCGATCCGGTCGATCATTCCGGCTTGCCTGGCCTGCCGTGCAGACAGGGTTGCGCCGCGGCCGAAGCCCTCGCGCACCTGGGCGATGGGGACCTTGCGGCCGCGCGCGACATCCGAGAGCATCACCGCCTCAATCTCATCGAGCATGGCGCGGATTTTCGCCTGGCCTTCGTCGCTTGTGAGGTCGGCGTGCTTGTCGGGTGCATTCGAGCTGGTGATGTGGACAGTGCGCTCGCCCTCGCTGTTGGGGGCCTCCTGCACGCGTGCTGCCATCATCACCCCGAGCGAGCCGATCAGCGCGGACGGATCGGCGATGATCTCGCTGGCCTGCGACGCGATCCAATAGGCCGCCGAGCAGCACAGGCCCGAGACGAACACGCTCACCGGCTTGGAGGCGCGCGCGATCAACGTGCCGAAGGCGCGGACATCGGTGATCATCCCGCCGGGGCTGTCCGAGACGATCAGGATGCGCCGCACCTCCGGGCTCGCCTCAAGCTTGCGGAAATCGGCAGCCAGGCTGGCGAGCGAGGTTGCGCCAGAGGCCTCGGTCAGAAGATTGGCGCGCGGGACAATCGGCCCGAACAGCGGCAGGCTGCCCACCCCGTCGCGGATTGCTGCTGCGCGCGTTCCCGGAAAGGCGGTGCCCATCTCGGCCACCGCCTCGGCGATCCGCTCGGCATGGCCATCGCGCGAGACCGCGATCACCGCCGGATCATCGAGCGCGCGCGCGGCCAGCGCCTCGATCGCCGCGAGATATTCGGGCACAATCGCCCAGGGCTGCGAGCGGATCGCAGCCAAAATGCGGTTGCTCATCGTCGATTGCTCCAGAGGCGCCTCAATTGGGCTCGCCCGAGACCGCCATGTTGGCCGGGCGCCAATACTCCTCGCCCGCGCGGCCCCCGATCGGCTGCATGTTCTCGCGCCGGCGGATCTCGTCGGCGTTCATCACCCCTGCCTCGCGCGCGGCCTTGTAGGCCTCCCAGCGCGTCTTGACGTCGCCTTTCAGCAGGGCATCGGGCAGGAACTCGAAAAAATGCCCGGGCTCGGCAAAATAGTGCGTCGCCGCGCTTGCCACCCGCTCGTAATGCGGCATCATCGAATACATGATGAACTCGAGGCTCTGCTGCTCGATGTTCGAGAAGGTTGCGCGCGAGAGCTCATAAAGCAGGTGCGGCGGCACCCCGAAGGCGCGTGCCACCTCGACCACGTTGAAGGCGCGGATCTCGACAAACTGGCTGTCGCGGTTGGTCGCCCCGAGCGTGGTTGCCTCCATTTCCTGGTCGAGCACCGCCACCTCGCCCGCCCGGCGGGGGCCGGAAAACATCCGCTTCCAATCGCGCTTGAGCTTGTCCTTGTCCTCGGGATTGACCTTGCCCTTGGTCTTGAGCAGCGTTGCGGGCTGGGCATTGTTCTCCCAGAAATGCCGCGCATATTCGCCCGCCGCCACCGCCGAGGCGAGCATATCGTCGAGCAGCCTGATCCGGTTGACGCCCAGCAGCCCGTCGCGGCTGAAACCCGGCACGTGCCAGACATCGGTGCGGCTGAACCGCCCCGAGCTGCCATCGGGCAGAGTAACATCATAGAACAGCTCGAGCCCGTCGGCCCGGTCCCAGAATTGTGCCGGTTGAACGCTGCGCGGATCGAGCCGCGAGAGCGCCTTGGGGCGGAACATTCCGTCGCGGTGGACAAACACCGCGAAAGAGCCCGCCATCAGCATGTCGCCAAGCAGCACCTCCTTGAACAGGAAGATGCTCTGCGCGGCGTTGGGCCGGTCGTGGAACAGCGCGAACAGCGGCGAGGTGTCGGCGCGCGCCTTCCCGTCGCCTTCGCGGCGATAGTAGAGCATCGGGGTCATGGCGAACACGCCGGTGAGGATCTCGAGCGCATGCAGCACCGCCGGCAGGCTCATCGCCGCGCGTTCGTTCACAGCAACGCGGGCGCTGCCGCTCGTTCCGGTCATGAACCAGAGCGCCTCGCTGCCGGCGTCAGCCAGAGTGCCCGCGGTGACTGGCGCGGGCCCGGCATCGGCACCCGCACCCTGCCACCAGCGCCTCAAACGCGCGCCAATACCCATCACAGCCCCGTGTATTCGAGGATTTTTGCCTCGGCCTTGGGCTCGGCCATGACAATCGCGGCAAGCGCGTTGATCATCGCGTCCACTCCGTCGATCTTGTTCGGGCTCTCGGCGCTTTCCTTCTTGGGCAGGATCGTGCCGTTGACATGCCGGGTGACGACCGCGTTCGAGACCATCCAGGTCAGCACCGGGCTGCCATCATGCCCGAGATAGCGCGCCGGATCGCGGGCCCGGACCCGTGCCTCGAGCTCCCTGGCCGCCGGGGTTACGTTCGCCGCCGATTTGTGCAGGATCGCTGCAATCGGCTCATCACCCGAAAGCTCCTCATTGAGGCGCGAGGCCATCTGCTGCGCGGCGGCAAACTGGTCAAATGTCACGCGCCGCACCGATTGTGTGGCAATCAGCCAGCGGATGAACATCTCGACCATGTTGTGATCGACAAAATCGCCGGGGGTGACCAGCAATTCTCCCTGCCATTGCCGCGGCAGCCGCTCGAGCGGCCTGTTCCAGATCGGCCTGCCCTGCTGATCGAGCGCGAACAGCGGCGGCAGCCCGGCCACCTCATCCTCCGATCTCGGAACCCGCCTAGCCCACACGCCGTAGGTCGATTGCCCCGTGTCGCTCTGGGTCTCGCGGATCAGCGCGGCGGCGGGGATGAAGAACTTGGGCTTGAACAGGATCCGGCCATCCGGGCACTGCCCGGCGAGCACCACCGCGGTAATATCGTCCTTGTCTGCGAGGTCCGCCCCGATCGTGCATTCAAGCCCGCGGAAGTCCTCCCAGTCGAGCCCCTCGATTGTCGCCTTCTTCCATTGCTCGACCGAAAGCCAGGCGCTCGCCGCGCTCAGCCAGACATTGAGCCGCTTGGTCAGAAACTCGCCGAGCGAGGCGGGCGAGCTCTTGGCCTCGAGCGCGTAGCCGCGCAACTCGTCGAGATCGACGGCCGTGCCAAGCAGTGGGTTGGCCTTGCGCCAGCTTGCCTCGTCAAACGGATCATCGCCCTCGTCGATCGTGAAGATCACGCCGAAAAAGTGGTCCGCTTCGACCGTGCCGGCAAGCACCTTGGCGAGTAGCACGCGCTGCTCGTAACACACTCCGCGCACGTTGTAGCCCGCGGTGGTGATCATCCACATCAGCGGCTGCTTGCGCGCGCCGAATGCCGAGCGGATCACGTCGAACAGCCCGCGATCCTTGTGCGCGTGCAGCTCGTCGAGGATCCCGACGTAAGGGTTCCAGCCATCCTGCGTCGAGGATTTGGCGTTGATCGGCTGCATCGCGCCGCCATTGTCCCCGCAGGTGATCGCGCGCGCCCAGACCTGCAGGTTGAAGGCCTCGCGCAGCGCCGGGGTGCGCTGAACCATGAGCTTGGCGGGCTTGAACACCTTGTCCGCCTGTGCGCCCGTGGTCGCACCAATCACAATATCCGGCCCCAGTTCGCCCTCGCAGGTCAGGCAGTAGAGCGCGATCCCCGCGGTGAGCGTGCTCTTCGCATTCTTGCGCGCGACCTCAATATAGGCCCGCGTAAAGCGCCGCCGGTCATCCGATTTGCGCCGAAACCCGAACACGTTGACGAGGATGAAGACCTGTGCGGGCTCGAGCTTCAGCGTCGGCGTCTCCCAGGCCCCCTGAACATGCGGCAATTTCTCCAGGAAATCGCACACGTCATGCGCGTGCCACTCGCTGAAATAGAACCCGCAGTCCCGCCGGCGGGTGCGCTTGAGATCGGCGAGAAACCGCCGGGCTGCCAAGCGCACAAACTCACAATGCTCCCGGCGCTGGCGGTCCGCGACGGCGCGCGAGGCATAGTCGAAGGCGATGCGGACGTAGGGGCTCTCAAATTGGCTTGCGGCCGTTGCGCGTGAAGGGGTTTTCGCTGCTTTGCGTTGCGCCATCCTTCATTTCCTGGCGAACGCGCGGCCCGGCGATGCCCAAGAGCTCGCGCATGCGGCGCAGCTCGGTAAGGTAAGCAGCCGGAGGCGGCTCACCGGCTTTGAACGCCGCGCGTGCCAGCGCCTCGGTCGCGCAATAGGTGGCAAACAGCGAACTGTCGCGCTCGGTTATCCCGGCCGCCATCACGCGGCTGATCTCCTCGAGCCAGATTTCCTGCGCCGCAGCTGACAGGTAGGCCGGCATTATCGGCGGATCGCCGGGAGTGATCAGCTGCACTGGCCCCGAGCCGTCACGACACGGTCGCAGAGTGCCGCGCTTGGCCTTGACGGCCGGCGTCTGGGGCTTGGGTCCGCGCTTCACGACGCCCTCGCGAGGCGAAATTCGATCATGATTGTTGCCCTGTCCAGGCCCCGGTGGCGGTCCCGATCGCGAAGATTTAATTCCGTCCGCAAATTTTATTGGCGCCGAAATTTTTATTTGGCCGCGCAAATTTTTGACCCGCGCGCCGGTCCCCAGGGCGCGCGCTGCCAGAGATTGGACAGCCCCCTGGGGTTCGCGTGGCCATCAAGGCGCGGCAGTTCAATCGAGCTGATGCAAGCCGCCACTGCTGCACCGCATCGCCGAGCTGCCAATCAGTCCGGCGTCACGACGCGCGCCCTGCGTCCCTCGCGCGCCGTCTTCGCCCGGTGGCAGGGCCAGCACAGCGGCTGCAGATTGCTCTCGTCATCCGTCCCGCCCAGGTGCTTGGGCACGATGTGATCGACCGTTGCAGCAATCACCGCGCGCCCAGCCGCACGGCAGATCCGGCACAGCGGCTCGCGCTCGAGCACCCGCGCCCTCAGCTTCACCCAGGCCGAGCCATAGCCGCGCTTGTGGCGCGATCCGCGCCGGCTCGCCGCCCAGCCCCGCGCTGTGGCAAGCAGGGCACCCGGTTTCACGCCCGTGCCGATTTTGAGACTGGGAGGGCGCCTCGCCATGCAGCGCTCACACAAACGCCCGGGCGGCGGGTTTGCAACACCAGCCATCCGGGCGCACTTTTGGACTGTGCCTCATTTCTATCACGTGCATGGGCGCTGTCAAGCCACCGCCGCGCCCAGCACCCGCGGCCCCGCCCCCTTCAGCAGGTAGTTTGCCGCCAGCTTGAACTCGTCCGAAACCCGGCGCTGCCCGCTATCGGGCGAAAGCGCGGGATAGAGCCGCGCGGCGATCGCGGCAAAGCTCTCCTCCTCTTCCATCACCCCATCAAAGGCGGCAAGCAGATCAGCCGGGATAAACCCGCGCGCCCAATCAATATCCTCGCGCGCGCTGATCGCTGCGGCCCCGGCGGGCAGATGCGCAAAGGGCGAGCCGCCGCCGCGCCCGGTGGTATCGAGCGCGCTGCGATAGAGCCCGCCCTTTGCCAGCTCCAGCCGCGCGGCATACCACTCGAGCACTGCAAACACCCCGCGATCAACCACCCGCGAGCGGTAGAGCGTCTCGAAGCGCGGCACGCGCCGCACCGCCTCGTGCGGGCGGATTTCCCCGCGCACCACCACCTCGCCGTGCGGATTTGGCACCGGCGCGACCTCGAACAGCCCATGTTCCAGCCGCGCGCCGTTGCTGATCGCCTGCTGCATCACCGGGTGAAGCGGCCTTGCGCCCTGCGCCCTGCCCGTGCCCCGCCGCCTCTGCCTGTGCCTGCCCATTCCCCTGCCCTTCTGTTCACCCTGCCACTGTGCCATCAGCCGCCCGCAAACAGCCCTAGGATTGCATCGAGCGCTTGGCCGCTTCTACCTAGCCAAACTCTGCAAAACGCAATTCTAGGGCCCTCCGGCGGCCTTTGACGGCCATCAAATCAAACTTAGCTGCTCCGCGCTGCAGTCGAGACAATACGGTCCGCGTTTGCATCGATCCTCATCCGCCACGGTGATGGCTCCAGCGCAAGTTCGCTTTGCTCTGGCGTCACAGGCGGCGCAGGCGGGGTGAACAGGTCGCCTTGCCTTTGCGCTTCCTCAATGCGACGGCAGGCGATGTCGAAGTAACGCGGCTCCTTTTCGATGCCGATGAACTTGCGGCCCATCTGCACTGCTGCAACGCCCGTGGTGCCGCTGCCCATGAAGGGGTCGAGGATGGTTTGAGCGTCCGTCCATTTGAGGCACCACAGCATAAGAGCGAGAGGCTTTTGCGTAGGATGCAACTTCGGCCCTTCATTGGCCTGCTCGCACTGCGCAAAACGAAAGACGCGCGTCGGCCTATCAAAATTCGTCCACGCCAATTCGCATTGACCGGCTGTCCAAGTGTCAGGTTGCTTCTTGTCCCATATGAACCAGCACCGCATGGGCGGAAGCGCGTAGTAATTGCCGCCCCAGATAATCACATCGCGGGCGCAATCCGGAAGTCTTTCGACCCCTTCAACGGTTTGGCCATCCCACGCCATTACCTCGCCGGGATCAAATGTCCAGCTTGACTTCTTGCCCCTGCCCCCGCCTTGCCACTTGTCACCCAGACCATAAGGCGGATCGGTCACGACCGCGTCAACCTTCCCCAGCGTCGGCAGAATGTCGCGGCAGTCCCCAAGATACAGCGTCGCATCGCCAATCACCACTGGTTCATTCACGTCAACCTCCACTAGTGTTTCCCGTCATGCCCTTCAGACGGCCCTGGATGGGCCTAGAATTGCATCGAGCACCTGTCCGCTACCCCAACCCGAAAGCCCCTTACACGCATTATTTGGCCCCTTCCGGCGGCTACAGGGGGTATTGGGGATTGGGGGTGTGCAGCCACTGCGTCATTTCCGCCCAGCATAGCGCCGGCTCGGGGTATTGGCTGGCAGCGGGCGGTTGACCTCCAGCCATTCCTCCATGCACAGCTTGCCGTCGCGCCATTCGGGCCGGAAGCGCCGGCGCTGGCCCGAGCGCGCGCGGATTGCGTTGATCTCATCGATGAAGCGCAGCAGCTCATCCTTGCCATCCTCGCCGCTGGCGTTGCGCGATGCCGGCCCCAGGTCACCTGTCAGCTTGGCCATACTGCCCCTCCACCAGCTTGGTGAAAGATTTGGCCTGCAGGAAAAAATCGGGGTCCGCGCGCCAGCCCCTGGGATTGTCGCCGTGCATCCACCTGGTCTGCCGCAGGCACCTGAATGCCGCCTGCCAGTCGGCGATTGCAGGATATTCGCGCAGGCGCGCTCGGAACGCCCGCTTGCGTGCCTCGGTTGGCTTGCACAGCCTGGCCAGCCCGCATGCCTCGGCCACCTCGTTCCACGCCTCGACAAAATCGTCGAAGGTGATCGCATCGTCTGGCGCGGGCGCGGAATGGCGCTCCCGTTCGCGCGTCTCCGGAGGCGCATCCGGCAAGCCCTCCGGCTTGGGCTCCTGCCCGCCCCTGCCCCCAGCCGCGCCCTCTTGCATGTCTGGCAGCGCGGTCTCGGCCGTGCGCTGTTCATCCCTGCCCGCCTCATCCGGTAAATCCGGAAAATCGGGCGTGGGGGTCTCCTCTCCGTCAGGAGAGGAGGGGGGTATATTTAAATTCATATTTTCTCCCCGGTCACCAGTGACCGGGGGGGGGTGACAAATTGACCGGGGGGGGCAGTCACCGGTGACCGGGGGGGGTGACAAATTGACCGGGGGGGGTGTCGGGTTGCCGCGGGGGCGCGCGCCGAGCGAAAGCGGCGGCTGATAGCCCACCAGCTCGAAGCAGTTGGCATCTTGCCCGCCATTCTCGCGGTAGCGCTCGATCCGGCGGATCAGCCCCAGCCCGCCGCGCGTTGCGTCCGGGCTCTCGAGCAGCGCGATGTGGCGCCGCGCCGTGCGGATCGAGACCTCGACCACCTCGGCAATCCGCTTGACCGAGAGATATTCGCACACCCCATTGGGCCGCGCCCAGTTGGCGATTTCCATCAGCACCGCCTTGGTCACGGGGTTGCCGCAAGCCTGCTCCTTGGCCCAGGCGATTGTCTCGCTGCTCATGATGCTCGTCCCCTGCGCCTTGCGTTGAGATCAGCCAGCTTGTTCTTCGTCATCCTCGCGTCCCTCCTTGTGTTGCCATTGGAGCAGGGCATCGCCCCTGTTCGATCGGCTGCTTGATCGGCGCATCGGCGCGGGCGAGCGCGCGAGGCCGCGTTGGCCCAGGCCGCGAGCACGATCAGCCCGATCGCGAGCAGCTCAGGTGCCATCCCCCTCATTCCCGCCCCCCGGGCAGCTCGGCTGCCCCCAGCAGCGTCACCACCACGCAGCCGCGCGGCTCGGCATGGAGCACGGTGAGGCTGACAAAGCGGGCATCATCGCAGCCCAGCGCATCGGCGATCCCGTCGCGCCCCGGCTTGAAACGGGCGGTGAGATTGTCGTCATCGCGCCGCGCGCGGCTGGGGGGGAAGAAGTCGCACCGCAAGCCGATCCGCGCTGCTGGCCCGGCCTCGGCCGGAAGCGTGAGGCCCGCCGCGCGCGCCAGCACCCGGCAGGTGAGGCGATAGGATCGCGCCGCACGCGCGCGCCTGGCCCAGTGCCCGCGCCAGTTGGGCGAAAGCTCAGCCGGCGGCCAGGGCAAGATCACCCGCGGCCCCGGCGGCAGGGCAATGTCGCTGATCAGCCCGGGGTCGGGGCGAGGCGTGGGCTCGCGCGCGCGCCTGGCCGAGCGCGCCTTGGCCCTGGAATTGACGCCCCAGCCGCGCAGCGTCCGGAACGGATTGGCCGACCGGCTCATTGCCCTGCCCCGTGCCGGTGAGGCTTGACCGCGCCGAGCGGCAGCGCCAGCAGCCCCTCGATCAGCACCGCCAGCCGCACATCGCGCGCGATGCGCGCCTCGGTCTGGCGGATCGCGTA